CTTTAACACTCCTTTACCAAAAGGACTCTCATGCTTCTTAATACGTTCTGCTACTTCTAGCATGTGTTCAGTTTGTCTTTCACTCATATTATATCCAACTATCCTTATGTGGTTGTCTTCCGATTGTGCTTTCCATAAACTTCTCCAAGTCTCTGTCAAGTAATTCTTGTTTATGTTGATTGTAGGATAGGATTTGGTCTCTGTCCATACGCTCAACCCAAGCATTAGCGGCAATAGCCACTGCATCAATTTGGTCATCATGTCTTAAAGCACCTTTATCTCTAGTTATCCTAGTCATTTGTCTAAACAACTGATGATTAGGTTCTAGTTTAAAATCTTCTTTAATTAATGTATCATCTACTACAAGCCTATGTCCATTCATAATAGGCTCTAAAGTATCTATAATACGCTTCTCTTTCTGTATATTGTGTCTTACTTCTTCTACTTCACAGGCATGTATCTTAGCCATTATAGGTTTTAGTAAAGCTGTAGCCATACCATCACCAAAGTTAGACTCTATAACCACATAGTTTACCTTATTCTTCTTAGCTATATTAGATAATCTATACATAGTGTCATCTGAGTATCCACCTTCTAAAGAACCTACAGCAGTCAAATAAAGCACTCCATGAAGCATTTTAAGCACCGCATACGCTGTTTTGTCTTCTCCACGACCACTAGGGTCAATAGACATTATAGTGCCTTCAAACGGCGTGTATTCTTTAGACATAAACAATGGTGCTACATAATAGTCACCTTTGAGTCCCACATTGGGTAACTCAGGGTCTATAGCTTTCATTTGTTCAGGAGAACTAGCCCACTGTATTTTAGCAGGAGCTTCGTTCCATGTGGAACTACCTGAAGCTACAATTAAATCATTTAATTTTAGAGGGTATCTATTAGCGTCAGACATAGTAGTATCTAACATAAACTGTAGGTTGAATCCACTACGTCCATAAGAACTAAGTCTTTCTAATAGGTCTACCTCATCAAATCTTTTAGAATCTGTAGGTTTACCTTCTTTGTCATTAATGTCAGCTATAATAGGTGCTAGTTTGTGACCATAGCCTATCTTTTGTACTTTAGTTGGGTACAATGCTGTCCATATTTTTGTTTTAAACCCACGTTCTTCTAAGCTATTATACAAAGACATCTCTGTCTGTGGTGTACCTAGAAATATAATACGTCCTACTTCTGGTTTTATAATAGCGTCAAACTCTTTTACTGTCTCACTAAGTCTATCACGCATAAGTTGCGTTTGTGAGTTATTAGCTGACTCTACGTCATCTGCAATAATTAAGTCTGCACGTGAACCTGTAAGTTGACCTGTAATACCCATAGACTTTACACTAGGTGCATGTGATGCACGAGCAGGTGCTACGTCAAAACTAACCTTAGAATGTCTTTGGTTGTCTTTAGGTACTAGGTGTTTTAATATTGGCATCTCAGCGATTAAACGCTGTGTAAATGTACTGAAGTCATCAGCCCTACTTTTAGATGCAGATACAACTAATATGTTACGTTGAGGATTTAGAAGTAATTGATGGCAGACAAACGCTGAAGTAATCCATGATTTACCTACTCCTCTAAATGCTTCTATAACTAATCTTTTGTCACTTGACTGTAGATAATCAGCTATATCGTACTGTATTGGTGTTGGTTCTGGTAAATTTAAGTGTTTCCAACATAAATACAAAAAATTTTTGAAGTTTGTAATTCGTTTATCCATCTGTATCAAACGGTACACTATCTAAAATGTTATCAGGTTTTTTATTAAGATTATCTGTACTATAAGTTTTACAGACCTCTAAACATACTTTCATCTCTGAAGCGGTTAGCTCTTCTCCTGATTTTAATTTTGAATATGCGTGTTTAACTAATAATTCTGGTAATTCCTTTACAATATCATCTATATTAACGACCTTGTCCTCTGTATTTTTTTCTACTGAATGATTTGTTTGGTCTTTTTGCATGTCTTCCTTTTCTCTTCTTAGGTTTCTCTCGTAATTCTACAAGATTAAAGTTTATTCTAGCCATAATTAAGGGGTGTGATATTCCATAAGCCTAGACTCTTGTTCGTTTTTAACTTCTCGTTCTAGCTTTTCTTTGTCTTTTTTTAATTCTTTATTTTCTTTTTTTAAGTTTTCTATAATGTCGTCTTTACTTGGTTGTACTAAGTCATTAAGACTATTATCCATATTACTCCAATATTAATTTTTTAATACTTTTTTGTCCCATATAAATTTCTGTTTCTGCCATTGACTTTATGCACTGGTACTCAATATTTTTACTTGTATTAGTACGCATTGCAATTCTTTTACCTTTAAGACATTGAGACATAGAATCTTGTATTCTGTGTTCTTTAATTTCACCATTAACTATCATTAATAATCCTACTACTAGCTCTATCATTAATGTGCTCCATTCCCATTTGCTCTTACTTTATCTTTTAAATTTTCAATATCTTTTAATGCTTTTTCCATTTGCTTTGTTAAAAACTGTATATTAACTTTATTGTGCATCATGTCTTCTATTCTTTTTTCAATTTTTTCTACAGTTTTATATAAATCTTCAAGCAACATAAATTGTTCTTGGTCAGTAGGCAACTGTTCACTTTTTTTAAGTAAATCAGCTTGAAACAACTCTCTTGATGTCTCTAATGATGTAAGTCTAGCAGTAACTTCTGTGTAACCAATTACGCCAGAAATTATTATTGCTACAATACCAATCATGTTTTTAATTGGCATAGTTACATTTGTTTTTTCTGATACTTTCATTACTTAAATTTTTTGTTAGTTAGTAAATTAGTTACAGATATACCATAATTTCCACCTACTACTATAAATATTAAATATAAATATACTTCTGGTATTTCTTTTAATTTCTCAAAATAAAACTCTACTTTTTGTAACATTGCCATATCACCATAAAATGCGGCGTAGGCAAGTATACCTAAAGGTGCTAATATAAATGCACCTAATACTAAATCTAGTATTAATGAGCCATTTCTTTTAGCTCTTTCATTGCCTGTTGCCATTTCTCTAATAGCAATATCGTGTTTACGTTGACTTTTTTCTTTTCTTCTTTGCACAAAAGTGCCAACAGCTTTAGAGCCTAAGTTAAATAATAATCTATAAGGTAACATTTTTATAACCAATATAGAAATACTGACCAAGCAACAAAAGCTATAACTACTTTTTTGTTGTCTTTAATCTTTGTTACAACATGGTTTTTCCATTGTGTAAGCGTTTCACCATATATCATCATACTGCTTCTCCTATTTTTTCACATTGCATTGATATTACTATTTGTCTTCTCATAAATTCTTCATGGACTGACATACCAATAGAAGACACAGTATTTACACACTGTTCTTCACTTGTTAATTGTTTTGTTAAAGGTAAGTCACCTTCTAAACATAAGTTTTGTCCATTCACTGCTAATACACATAGTATTGCTGTTATTTTAAACATTACTTTTTCCTCTTTTTCTTTTTTGATATAACTAAGTTTTCAATATTTTCTATAATTTTATCAAGAAAGCCAAAAAAACTATAAAGAAATCTATCAATCATTTTACTTAAATTGAAATATACCAATAATTGTTGCGATAATTGTACCTAAAAATACTAATACTTTAACCATACCCTTACCTGTTGATACATCATTTCTTAAACTCTTAACTTCTTTTCTTAATTCGTTTATATTTTCATTTAATACCTTCATTCTTTCAGCACAAAGTCTTTCATGTGATGAAAGTCTTACTCCTGTTGCAACATCTGCATATTCTTTTGGTGTTATCTTTTTTCTAGCCATTAGTATTGTAAGCTAACGCCTCTAATTCTAGCTTCTTTACTTCCACTAGCTTGATTAGCAAATTCTAATTTGTATTTTAATTGTGTACCTGCTGTCACTGAAAGGTCATTGACTTTTGCCATTTTAATTCCAGTAGCAAAATTTGGTAAAGCTGTAAGAGTAGCTGTTGAGTAGTTTGAACCATTGTCTGCTGATAATTTTAAAACTATATCTGTGTTTAATGCGTTAGTACCTGCTTGGTCTTGATAAG